GTTTCATCACCACCGCGAACCTCCTTTATCCAAAGTTCCTCTACTGCTCTCTAAATCAAATATACTTTACACCAACATGGACTATCTCACTCTCGCCTTCTCTAGAATTACTTCTTGGTTCAACGAACCACGTAATCTCTCCTACCTCGGCACCTACGAACACGAGCCTCCTCGCACAGCTTATACCAATCCTATTGCTTTTGATAATCATCAGAAGACTCTACTCTATAGCTTCGAGAAGTATTTGTACCCTAATGAAATTGACTACATTGTCAATCAACATCGTCGCTCTGATGTCACAATGGAAGCCATCCTACATGACTTCTTTATGAATGACGTCGAACAGCATGCTATGCCATTCGACATACACGTCGAAAATGGTCTCAAAGCACTTGACTTGGCCTTCCGGCCTCCCAAACCTTGTTTGCCCGCTCACATCTACGATGTGCAGCACCATTACCCCTACAAGTGGCAGGTTAATTCCGAGCCACCTTTCTCAACAGATCGGTTCTTTAAAGAGAACCTACCTACGTTCGAAGACTTCCTGAATGCCAACGGCCCGATTCACATCGACGTCGATGACTTCAACCGCAGATACCCGGACCAATCCAATCCTAGCTTCTTAGCTACGAAGGTCCCTCCGAAATTCGGGTTCCAGAAGAACACTATCTTCAATTGGACCCATCGATGGCATCATGTCATCAAATCAGGATTCACTGATCTTGGCGGTCTCGACCCCAACTCATACTATGTGAAACACCGGTTTATATTTCCCATGTTACTACACACCAAAACCGCTATCGTCAAGAAAGACGACCCGGACAAGATGCGCACCATCTGGGGATGCTCAAAACCATGGATCATTGCTGACACAATGTTCTACTGGGAGTATATCGCCTGGATTAAATCCAACCCCGGCTCCACGCCGATGCTATGGGGATACGAAACCTTCACTGGTGGATGGCTCAGACTCAACGCTGAACTTTTCCACAATCACATGAAGTCTAGTTACCTTACGCTCGACTGGTCCCGATTTGACAAACGCGCCTACTTTACCTTGATCCACAAGATCATGGCTACTGTCCGCACTTTCCTCGACTTCGATAACGGCTACCTACCAACCAAGGACTATCCCGACACGCAGTCTACTTGGACGCCTGACCGCGCTCTTAAGTTGCACCGCCTCTGGGAATGGACCCTTGAATGCTTGTACAAGTCCGCAATCGTTTTGCCTAACGGCGAAATGTATACGCGAAACTTCGCTGGCATACCTTCAGGCCTGTACATCACACAGCTGCTTGATTCTTGGTATAACTACACAATGATAGCAACACTTCTTTCCTCTCTTGGCATCACGCCAAGCGACTGCATTATTAAAGTGCAAGGCGACGATTCCATCGTCAAACTTGCCACCCTCATCCCACCAGGTTTACATGATGTTTTTTTGTCTAAAATGCAAGAAAACGCTGATCGCTACTTCAAAGCGATCATTTCAGTCGAAAAGTCTGAACTCAGAAATGAGCTCAACGGATGTGAAGTCCTATCTTACAGACACCGACACGG